TGACGCGGGCTAACTGTCCTGCGGCGAGGGGTCCACCCGATGCCCGTTGTACATAGGGCACACTCTTCTCAACAATAGGCGCGCCGCCTGATGAGCCGCTAAAGAACCCGGAAATAGCCCCACTGAACCCGGAGATATTCTGTGAGCTAAACAGGTTATCAAATATAGCCGCCGCCGCCGCTTGTGCAGCCATTTTTCTCAACATGACGGTAAAACTATCCAGCATCCCCTCAAGCCCATCTTCCTCGAAGGGATCAAACAGGAATTCCGCGAAGATATCCTGAGTATTTTCGGCGGCACGTTTGGCATAGATTGACATCTGGTCGCCGGTATTATTTACGCCGTTGGCCAGCTCTTCATATTCCGCCTTGAGCATCTCAACCGCTCTGGTGTGGGTGTCTGAAGTCAATTCGCCGTCTGCAAGGAGTTGGTTATATTCGGCTATCTCTGCATTGAGGTTTTCTAATGGGGTGCGGGTTTCTTCAAATATCTCAGCCGCCCGGTTCTGTGCTTCTGTCGGTTCTTGTAACCCGGCCAGCTTCAAGCCTTCCTGCTTATCCAGTTCGGTGAACTGTGCCTCGATAGCATCAAAGGCATAGTCTATTTCTGTCTTGGCTTCTTTCGCCGCCTTGGAGACTTTCTTAACAGCGGTTGTAATGTTATCAACCGATTCAACTGCGCTGGCGTCATCCGTTGAGAAGTCCAGTACCACATCGGCGAGTTGAGTTTGCAGGCTTTCAATCTCTATCTTTAACGCCTGTACCTGTTTCTTTCTTGCGCCTTCTGATCGTTTGCCGCCGCCGGACTGTCCCAGCAAGACGTCTAATCTTTCCTCGGCCTCTGCCAGAGTCTGCCGGATGCCCTGCTCGCCACCGACCGCTTTAACCGCATCAAGCAGATTTTGTTCCGCGCTGGCAATCCGTCCCGACCCGCCTGCGGTTGTTCTGTTTCTTCCCCTACCCCTACCACCCGTTGCCTCAAGCCGTTCCAGCTCTTCGCGTAGTGCCTTGACCTTGGCGGGACCATCAATCGTCGAGTTGATTAAATTCGTAATCCAGATCGCGGTGTCTTTTAACGCGTCATTTAATCCCGAGCTTTCACCAACTGAAACCAATAATTGGTCAATAGCATCGTCGAGATTAGAGAAAGCAACTTTGGCCGTGTCCGCCTGGTCAGCCATCGCCGTTCCAAACGTTTCATTACCTATACCACGAAGAAAGCTCTCTATAGACCCGGCGGTTTTATCAACCTCTGTTGATATGCCACGAAAGGCAAACGTGACTTTATCGCCTTGTGTCTTGGCCTTAATACCAAAGTCTTTAAGCCGCTCGAATTCTCCGGTAGTCGCATCAGCAATAGCCTCAACAAACTGGATGATAGACTTTCCCATCGCCGCCGCTGTATTACCATACGAGGTTAAGGCTTCTTCTGACGGGTCCAGACCTAAAGATTTTAAACGAATGAAAGCCTGGACGACTTCATCCAGTTGAAAGGGGGTAGTGGCGGCAAACTCTCGGATTTGATTAAAAGCCGCGTCCGCTGCCGCCGTTGATCCGGTCAGGGTTTCAAGCGTCTTGCCCAGCGTCTCAAACTTGGCGGATACTTCGGCAATTCTGGAGCCTGCCTTGAATATGACCGCACTACCAATGACCGCACCAAAGCCCGCTATTGCTTTATTTGCAGTAAGCGCAGACTTTTGAAGACCGGCAAGATTCTTTTTGGCTTGATTAATCGCCCGCTTGCTTTTGTCTTCTGCGCGGATTCTAATCTTGACGTCTGTGGGTCTGGCCATCGTAGTTCCTTTAGTGGTAACGGCTCATGAATTTGGAGATTTTTACTTCGATCTGATCTGGCGGTGGTTTTGATTGAAACAGCATAAAGTCAGCCGCCGTATAACCCTTATGGTTCTTTGGTCGGTTCACGTTGGCAATCGTGGACGCAACAATGCCCGCTTGTATATCACCCCGCATCGACCCGAAAGGATAGACATTATAATAAGCCCGCCAAGCGTGAAACTCTGCCGCCGTCATGGACATAACCTCGGGAAGCCCGCGACCTAATGCCAGTGCCAGTTCAAAGATAAATCGCACATCAGGCCGCGCCTTTATTTTTTTTCGAGGTCCTCATTCTCACCATTGATTTCTTTCATGGTGTTAATGATTAACGTCACATCGGCCATTGCTTGTTTAGGCAGGTTCGCCCACTGGTCAGCGGTCCAGTAATCGCCATCTACATCAACCGCTGCAGACAACATACCGTACAGGTATTTTTCCTCGCCGCTGATTGCCTCCACATACATCGAGACAGTAATGGGATGCACGGTCACTTTCGCCTTCCAGCTTGTCTTTACCTCTACGGGTTGCTGCTGGCCGAAATTAGCCAGCAGCTTTTCATAGGATGACATTAAACAAACCAGCTCGGCTGACCCGTGCCGCGAATATTAACCGACCCACTGACTACCGCATCAGGGGAACCAGTTGCTGAAGTAGACTTTACATAACCCACACCGGCAAACACGGCACCGCTTAACAGGGTCAAGGTGAATACCCGGTCGAGTCCGTCATTCTGTGCAGACTCAAACTCGGCCTGTCCTGTATCACTGGTATCAATGTCATAGTTACAGCTTGCAGTCCAGCTACCGGCCAGACCAATCTGGAACTCTTTACGACTGGAATCCAGGTTGGTCACATCAATTTCTGTGGCCTCATCCTGCTGGATGTCAAAGTCTTTAACATTACCGACCTTTGACATCGTGATCGGGGTTGCGGTGCCTGCACTACCATAGGCGGTATAGCCGGACGCGATAACACCATCCAGACTGAATGTGGTGGCGTCAATGTTTGTACATACAAATGCCCGCCCGTTTAACTCGGTCATCCCGACCACGGCGGCAATCTCTACAATGGCCCCGGTTGCGGGCGCAGCGGTTGTTGTGACAACGGGCGGATCAGCGGCGGTTATATCTGAAATAACCAACGGAGTGCCCAGTGCGGTTTGTACTCGGAGCGCCGACTGTTGGGCGGTTTGTGCTGTTGATGGCATGATGCCTCCTTATGCTACTGTTGTAGGAGCGCCAAACGGCGTCCGATATAGAACAATATAAGTTAAAGTTATTGAACCGTTTGGCTGATCGCCTTCATCTGTTAACGCGGTATCAGTTCCCTGCAAGTCCAAACTGTACGACAAACCGCCCAATGTAATATCTGTATGAATGGCGGTTTCTACTTCTTTTGCTATCTGGTCAAGTGTGTCGTCCAGATCGGACGTAGCCTTTGCCACGCCCTTTATCTCTAGAACAAGCTCTCTTTGTGGGGCTTCTAACGTGCCGGATTCCAGTGTTATAGATTCCGTCGGCGTCATCACCACCAGGCACGGCAACGTATCGGCCTCGATAGGATAAACCCGCGAGGCAAAGATATTGCTCCCCGTTGTGGTTAATCCCGTCAAGACGGTTACCGCCGCGTCTCTGATTTGCTTTCTGATATGGTCAGCCATTAAACCGCTTCCAGTATTAAGAACGTCATACCCACACCATCAGGTTCTGACCCTCTCACTACATAGTCAACGTCATCAATGCTTAACCGGTCACCGTGAGCAACCTCGGAGACTTTTGAAGACTCACAACGAAATGTGGGGGAACTTGATTCCACCTCCACATCCACACCAGCAGACACATAACCATTGTCAAAAATACCGACAATAGAATTCGGCGCTGCCTTGTAATAACTGCCGCCATCAGCGGTCCACGTTCCGTCGTTCACGTCGGATTGCAGATCACTGAAAACGGCAGTCGTTGCAAACTCAGCAGTATTTAAAAACGCTGTTAAGTCTTCCGTAAAGGGCATTGTTTATGCCTTCAACAGACCCAGACCCGGCATCAGCTTAACCTTGATGGTCAAGACGCCACTACCAGCGGCTTCCATTGCAATACCAAAGCCTTCAACATCACCGGTAGCGGCGGTTGACAGATGGTCTTCAACGGCACTCTCCGAATCATCCCAGTTAACAACCGAACCCTGAGCGATAACCGCACCGGTTACTTTTGGCAGAGTAAAAACACCCTCAATAGCCACCGCGCCCACACTGCCGTTTGCAATGTCAGTCATTGCCACACCGACTGTGGAGCCGTCAGTAGTGGAAGCGATACCCATCACAACAACATCATTGGATGAAATGGCACTGCCTGCGGTGTAATCAACCGTGCTGCCTGGTCCTACATATAATGTACTCATGTGTAAATCCTCATAATAAATAAAAAACGCCCCCCCGAAGAGGGGCTAGTGATTACGCGCCAGCGTGCTTCTGAATGCCACGATAGTCCAGTGCAGCCGCTGCTGCATCAACCCGGACTTTCAACTCTACGCCATCCGTCGTCCAGCCATCACGGCTCTCTGTGTAGGGTGTAGAGTTACCATTCAAGAAAGCAATCTCAACCGTGTCGTGCATATTCTGGTCGGCCATCATGTACCACGCAGTTGTGGAGGCGGTATCCAGACGGGCATCGGCTACAACCTGCGCCACGTTCATTACGCTGTTAGGCTCGCGGAATGAAGTAGTCGAACCCTCTGCAGGATTCAATGTAGACGACATCAGAACCTCGGCAGTGGCACGAAGGGCGTGCGGCACAACCAGATACTTCGGTCGAATATTCAGCGTCGCATTACCGCTTGGATCGGTCTGGGTAGCCATTGCGGTAATCATTGCGTTAACCGTTGACACACTGGGCGCACCGGCACCGGTGTAGTAGTTGCTATGACTTGACGCGTTGAACAGCGCAACAGAATCCTGGTTCAGGGTAGGACCGAGGCCCGATGCCTGCGTCAGGATGTTGTAGGCAATGTCACCAATCTTGCGACTGGCTGCCCGTCCGAGCTTGGACATATCACTGGAGAAAACCCCCAGATCATCATTAGCCAGAGCCTGACGTGAGATGGAGTGCAGCTTGCCGTAAGTGACCAATTGAATAGTCTCTTTCAGGTCACTAAAGGTGCCATAGGTATACTCACCATTCTCGTAAACAATATCCAGATCAGAGAAGGCCGAGATGTTGCTGCGGGTGCCCTGCTTGAAATCAGGCAGTGAACCGGTGCGACACCATGTTGACCAAGTTTCCTCAGTCTCTGTCCAACCGGCTAAAAGACTTTTGTTCATCACATTCTCTAGCACGTTGGAGAAGTCACTGGAACTGTGACCGATTTCACGTTGCAGGGCTGCGCCCACGATCTGCTCGCGGTTCTTGCCCGCTGTGCTGACCTGGTTACGACGGCAGAACTCACGCGCCAGCTCGGACATATTCATGGAGAATATTTCAGACTGCTTAATCTCTGCAATCTTGTCCTGATCTGTTTCAATGCCCACCCGAACCGACAGGGTGCGCTCCATTGCTTCTGAGAACTTATCGCCGTCTGTCTTGCCTGTGGAGATAGTGCCGCGTGAGAAGCTGTCCTGTACAGTACGCTGCACGACTTCCTCATCCTGCTTGAACTCAGCAGTCATCGGAGCCACACCGGAGCCAATTGCTTCGGTAAGAGCTTGACGGGCTTCTTCAACACTTGCGCCACGTTCCAAGAGCTCGCGATTCAGATCACGGAAGACCTGTGTCTGATAGTTAGGCAGGGCGAACATGGTATTGATTTCGCGGATACAGCGATTGCGCTGCTTGTCGCGTTCAATAATAGCTTCGCTTGCTGCGGCTTTACGTGCTGCATCAAATGCCAACACATTAATAGGACCGGACCCTGCGTCCGTTGTCCCGGTTTCCTGGGTCTCAGTCTTTTCACTCATTACACTTTCCTCTTTAGGTTTATCACGGTTAATGCCAATGGAAGTGTCAGCGACCACCGTGCCGGTCGTGACCTCGTAAGGACTCCAACGCGTGATATTAATCACATCGTCATCACCCATTTCATAGTCGATAACATCCGCACCGATAGATACATCAGTGATTATGCCGTCTTCTATGTCGTTCAATAATTCCCGCCCTACATCATTTCTGGTTATCTTAAAGTCTGCACGGGTCACATCCCCGTCAAGTCTGAAGTTAATCGCCCGGCCTACAATCTGCCCTTCCTTGTGGCGCATCCAGGTAATCGGCAGACCGTCCTTGGCGCGGGTCATATCAATCGCCGCGTCTGAATGAACTAAACGGGTCGCCCCGCTGATGTTGTCCTTGATAATATTGGTACTGGTTAGCGAGGCCGGTATCAGCCCCGAACTGAAATCAGCCTTTCCCCTGTCAAGGGTGCTGCGTGTGATCATCTTCATGTAAAAACCCTCATTCAATATTGCCTTGCAGGAGAAAATAGTGGCTAATCAATCCGCGAAGGTCATCATTCAAAACAACTTCTAAACGCTGATTAAGCCCGCCATCCAAAACAACCGCCGCGCCAGACTTGGCGAACGTCCACCGCGCTACAAATAACTCGTCACCACTGCCCCACGTTTTCACGTCGGCATCGAAACACATGCGGCCCCATTCGGCGTTCGTCTTTACCGGTATTCCGTCTGTCATAT